CTTCGTAAGTCATAGAGAAGTCGGTCAACCTTTTCACACCTGGAGTCCTTAAAATTTTGCTTTTAAATATAGACTCTATATTGGCTAAGTTTGCCGGTTTTGTAAATATCTCTTGGAAATAAGGTACTCCCGCGTCTATATCCAAGAACCATTCTGCAAGATAAAACAGCAAGCGGCTGCGAACGTGCTGAACTACTTCCGCACCATCTGCTACCGTTACCAGTCTACCAGCTTGTATTATTAAGTCGTTGCTAGAATCTAACGCTCTACCTATCATACCGGGCTTCCTGTATTCTGTTGAGTATCACCGTCTGAGTCATTGGCTTGCGGATGAGTATGGTTACTACCAACGTCCGTACCGTTATTGGTCAACGTACCTGTAACACCCATACCACCTGACATAGTAGCTGCTCCTCCAGCGCCCTGAGCCAGCGTACCGCCGATTATCACGTTACCTGCTAGGGTTATGGTGGGTGCTGTTATGGTACAGCTTGAGGTCGCTGTAATCTCTGCTGTACCGCTGGCGGTTGCAACTAGGTTAACACAATCCACCGTTACATCTGCAGTAGAGGTTATAGATATACTAGAGTTAGCGTTTAGCGATATAACTGCCGATCCGTCATCCTTCTTTATTTGCGTAGCAGTAGCACTATATGAAGGAACCTTGTAGGGTATAGAAGATAACCCGACCGTAGCGGTAGCGTCAGACAAGTGATGAAACCGCTTGGCATTAGGTGTACGTATACCGCCGAACTTATGCCAAGTATCTATCGCTCGCTCGCAGAATATTATTAAACATTCATCTCCTTTAGTAACAGGGAAGGTCATTGAGAACCCCCCTCCTCTTGGAAAACTTATTGGTACATTAATAAGAATAGGCAGATTAGTTGGTGTCAGTGTTTCTGTAACACCTTCTCGCGTTATAAATACTCTCTTTATAGCCGGTTGTATGCTGGCGGTTTGAGTTACCGGGTCGAAGCTCTGTATTATACCGGGCATAGAAGTATGAAGATCTTTAAGCCGATTAGCTATACCTTGCTTTATGTTAGAAGCTAACTTTGCGATAGCTGCTTTTGAAATAATCATCCTATTATCCTACCTTTAACTGAGGAAAGCCAGTCTCCGTCCCTTGAGTCGCCTCTGAATACTACCTCTTGTATCTTATATAAGCCTTCCGCCGTAGTCCGTTTAACATTGCGGAAAAACAGATTACCAATAGTAACTTCAGCATTTAGAGACTCAATAAGGAAAGCTCGGTTAGGAAGTAACCTGGGATTCAAAAGTGTAGTTACATCAGCTCCTATTTCTGTAACGGTTGGCGAACCTATCATACCTGTAGCGGCTGTAATTAATACCGCCTCGTCGCCTTCTAAGGGTTCTTGCTCAGGGGTTATAACAATTTCCCCGTCCTGTATACTCCAACTGAAACCATATTCTTCAGCAAAGTTATCCATGATATCTTTAGAGGATCCTGATAGCACCTGACCACGTATTTTATCAGCTACCTGCGGCAACCCTTGCAACGTACCGATGTTAACGTCTGAGAAGGTTTTAAGGACTTCCTCTATAGCCGAGCTAACACTTAGGCTTTCGCTTAGTGTTTTGTTGAAGGTTGCATTCTGCCAGGACTTTTCCCCATCCCCAGAGTATATCGTTAATAGCCTGTCCCTGCCTGTTTTGGTTTGGAATACGTTACGGACATCCCCTTTAAACAATAACCTTAGATCACCTTCGTAACCAGCGTTCAAAACTATTCTGGTATACTTTTCCTCTAAAGCAGAAAGGGTATCTTGATTAGGGTTATACAGGGTTATACGAGCCAAGTTGGGAAAAGACAAGATACTCTTTGTTATCTCAAAGTTTACACGTAATCCCTTTATAACGCGAGCCTCTCCGCCTGGAGGTATAACGGTTAACTCATATACCCGCTTATACTGACGAGCCATTTTGTAGCTCCTCTTCGGTTATTATGAACAAGCGGGAGAGCTTACCAAACTGATCTCTAGTAGGGTCTTGTCCAGGGTTTTCCAGGTTTACGATATACCCTATACCGATGCCTAAGTTATATTGATCAAATATATCAGCTCCCCCTAACAGTGCTATACCGCTCACCAAATCTATACCGCCAGCGGCTAAGTCAAGAGACCACTTACCTGTCCGAGAATTAAGTATAACTCTCATGTCGTATTTAGTAGCTTTAATAACGATACTAAATAACTGCTCAGACTTGGATGTTAATGGTATTTCAATCATGATCCTACCCAGTCAATGACAGTTTTAAGAACTGATTTGTTGGTAGCTGCTGAAGGTTCGGTTGCTTCTTTTCGCCCGGACTTTTCCGCCGGGGAAGCTTGTTCTCTAGCAGAACCCGCTCGTAATTGATCTTCTGATAACTGTACTATTTCCGACTGAGTTATAATAACTTGTTGCAAATCTATAGACATTCTAACTATGCGAGAAGTATCTTTGTCTTGTATCGTAGTGACTTTAGTTATTATCATATCGGTATACAGCTTTAGCTTAGTCTGTATCTGAATCGGCTCACGTTCTTCTTGTAGCTGTATGACAGCGTTATATGCTGCATTACTACGAGTTATGTTCTCGCTGGTAGAACTACCGAATAACCCTGTTACCAAATCAACTATCTGACCAAGTGCGGCAAGCCCCAAAGGAGTATCAGAAACTTCAGCTAGTATGTTAATCTGCTTAGGTTGTACAACAGCATTGTCCGTTATCTCCGCCCCGAATTCTACCGGGTTAGTGGTTAAGCTAACCTCGTTAACATGACTCTCTGATATAACAGCGTCTAACTGTATACCGCCTATAGACTTTTCAGTGCGAATAAATAGATTCTCAAATGCCATGATTATTGATCCACCGCGCTGTTAAGGTCTTGGCTTGTCTGCAAGAATACATCGTATACAGATTGAGCGATATCATCTGGGTTCCCGCTGGCATTAACCATTATTTCAAGCTTCTCAACTATTGTACTAGCACTAGTCTTAGAAGTTAAAGGGGTATCTAATGTGCCAGATTGAAACAAGCCTATCTCACGTGTTAGGAATCCCATTCCTATGCTCTTTAGCAGGTCGTTGACCGGACCGCTTTGTTCATCTGTTACGCCAATCTCTTTTGTTAGGAAACCTAACCCTTTGTCTTTTAAGGCTTGGTTCATGGCATCAGCGCCTTCCTCACGGAACAGGCCGAATATCTTATCCCATCCCTCGAATATCATATTGGTGAGTTTGTATACCCCTTGTAAAACACTAGCAACCGTTCTTATCTCACCCGCCCATTCAGGATACTTCTCAAGCATATCACCTATAAAGCTTTCACCGCCTTCAAAGAATACCTTAGCATCTTCAACCAGCGCAACAAAAGCAAGCGCCAAAGCAGAAAGTAATAACGGCAGTAAAAAGAACCCGGCGTTAGCTGCTAATGTTGCAAGCGTTAACCCTCTCATCAGTGCGATCATTTGATACAAGTGAGTTAGAACTCGCATTGCTATAAAAGCACCTAACGCTACAGATAAGAGCTTTAGTGCTGTTGTAAATTGATCTACCCACTTTGGTATATTCTGTTCAATAAGATCACGGTTAATCATCCACCAGTCTGTGAATGTATCAACCATGTCATTTAGTATTGGCCCTAATACGCGGGTAAGCAGTCTAGATAATTGTTTGGTTACTGACCACATTTCAACCAAAGCATCGTTAAACTCAGCCGATACTCTGGCATCCTCAGCCGTTGTCTCGCCTAGTGCTTTGGACTTAGCTGTTAGCTCTACTATAGCAGCCGGTCCCATCTGTAAAAGCCGTATGGAGTCTCTAAGACCCAGCTTATCGGCTAGCTCTATTTGTCTAGCGCGACCTAGCCCCTGCATCTTACCAGAGACTTCGGTCAGTAAGTTGCTGGCGGATTTTATTTGCCCGTTGGCACCAGTGGTAGAAATACCAAGTAACCCAAAGGCCTCAACCCCAGAACCTACTCCGCGAGCAGCCTCAGAAGCCCGTAGAGACAGTTCCCGCAATGAGTTAGACATACCGTCGGCGCTACCCCCGGCAATCTGCTGAGCAAACTGTAAGGCGTTTATATTGCTTACCGTCTCGCCTATTTCGTCGGCGAGTTTACCCTGTTCATCCGATGCAAGAGAGGAAGCCACTACTATGCCGGTTAAAGCGGTAGCGGCTGCTAATGCGACTTTAGCTAACTCTTTAACAATACCGACGGTCTTACCGATATCATCTGAAAACTTCTTGGCTTCTCCGGCGTCATATTCAAACCCCAGACCTACTAACAGTTCGTCTATAACAGCCATCTCATTTTCCCTTGGTAGGTTTTTGGCTCATGGCTACCTTTAAATCCATTAGCTCGTGCATCATCATAAGGTCTTCCATGGAATACGTACCGTCTTGTAAGTCCTTTAGACTGCACATTGGCGGTTCATTTAATAACGGCCGATGCAAGTACGTATCCACATTAGGGAACTTTTTTGGATCTACAGTGAACCCTGAACTCTGGCCAGAAGTGCCTCTGCCTTCTGGCCTTTGAGCAAATTTCCGTAATTCACCTTAACCACAAACATGAACACCTTATAAACATCCATGAGGTCATCACCAGAAAAGGTCTGGTTAAAGCTTGTTTCTGTTATTCTGGTTCCGTCACAAGCAACACCGATAACAGCGGTTTTAATAAGCGCCGTTATTTCTTCAGGTGAGTTGGATTCAAACAGGAGCACTATAGACTCAGAAAGAACTTCTGCTTCTTCGCCTTCAGTAGACTTGGTCTTACTTGATTTTAAAGCCATGGAAGCAATCTTACCAATGCTGGCACCGAAAGTCTTAGCCAGTTTCATTTTCATAAGTATTGCTTTTTCAGCAGGCCACTGAGTTACACTGAACTCATGGTCGCCGATTTGAGTTGTTTCGGTATTACAAGCCATAATATAAACTCCCGGTATTCATATTAAATTCCCGGCCAAATAAATTCCAGGGAGAGGTATCTAATTAGGCCGGGATAATTAAATAGTCCGCCCTCCCCCTGGAAACCTTTTATCCCCCGTGAAGGAGATCCAAACGCTCTACTACAATAGTCCACTCTTGAGGTTGAGCCATAGTACCGCGGACCATATTAGCTGGACGAGTTATATAGCCTTGAGTACCAGATCCTAAGTCCAACCCCTTGGTATCTTTAAACTGAATAAATATCGGAACAAAAGCGCCGTTCTCTTGACCAATAATAAAGGCTGACAAAAACTTGTTAGAGTCTGACGTTTGCATGATCCGGAAAACAACAGTACCCGACCGATCCGCGCTAAGAGAAACAGTCATCTCTCCGTCCGTACCAATACTATGAGCAGCCGAGTCATTTAACCGAGACAAGCTTATTACGTCGTCGCCTTCATCAAAGCCTGATATTTCCAAACCGTTGACAAGAAGTATCGTATTTAGGAAACTATAATCTTTCATTGCTTACCCCTTATCGTTCAAATATGCCGTTGATTTGAGCGCCGTGAATGGCACCTGCACCGAGAGCAACAAAGCTAAGACCGTTGTACCGACGAGCTTCTTTGTCAGACTGGTTGATGATAGCTACTGGTACAGTAATGGTTTTATAACCGTTACCCAGGAACTCCCCATCTATTGTTGTACCGGGAGCAATTAAACCATTGAGAACCGCTTCGTCCAGTGCTTTGGTAACTTGCTGCTCCAGGGCTGCTACACCTTTGTCGGTATAAGGAACCTTGGTTGTACGAGTTAGCAAGTAACCAAATACATTGATCTGGATTGCGTTTTCAAGCCAGTCAATGCCATGGACTTCATCAAAGAAAGTATTGTTAGCCATGCGAGACTCGGCATACATATCGCTCGCGCCAACCAGAATGAAAGCATTACCTCGCTTACTGTCCAGAACAGCTTTCTCATTTTGAGTAAGCTGTTCAACGGTGATACCCGGCCCCTGTTTAAACTTAAGAGTTAAGGTGCTATTCGGTTGATTGAAGTTAACAGTAAAGGCGCGACCAAGTACAGAAGCTGACGGATACTGGTTAGGGCTGGAGCTATACGTGCTAATGGTACGTCGTAGGTTCTTGGCTTTTAGTACGCTGAGGATGTCCGTAGTGGTCACACTGTCCAAAGCATCCAAGTCATTGGTGGTATTACCAAACACTTTAACTCGTGCTTCGCACCAGTCAGCAGCGGCTTCAACGGCATCTTCTGTATTAACTACAAAGCCGTCACGTACTTCTTTTGTGAATAACAAGCCGTACCAGTCAGGGTCTATGTTTTGGATAGCGTTCAAGCTGGTGGTAATAGTCTCAGCCGCTACCCCGTTAACCTTAGTACCTTCGCCTTGACGTATTTCCATAAGGCTTGAGATGTCTGTACCGGAACCCAGAGCAGTAGCGAACGATATGGTAGAAGTTGCCCCTGTTGTACCGGAGTTGATAAAGAACCGAACACCGTCATGGGTTACTGTAGCAGCGGTGAAACCACCAGTAGCGATCGCTTGAACCGCTGTCTGTATGGTAGCAGCAACTTCGGTGAAGTTAGCATCGGTTGTAAAGTCCATGGTGTCGATATCTTCTGACACACCGTCTACAGACAATGCAAACGATCCGTTACTAACAGCAACAAACAATGCTAGGTTTGCAGCGTTAGCCTCCACAGCGCCTCCACGGAGTTGAGCAGCTACTGCCGTAGGGTAACGGGTAGAAACTTTCAACTTGGTTGGCTTTGGTTGTTGGCTGAAATAAGCCGTTGCCGCTTTAATTACTTCTGATGTTCCAGACCAGTCAGCAGCTACGCCGTCCAGGTTGCTATAAGAACGAATACGCTCAGCAACACCGATAACACCAGTTTCAGCGGTAACGATGTTAAGAGTCCCAAAGCCTGCTCTCGCTGGAAAGGTAGCACCAATGGCGATACTAACACTTACCACATTTGAAACTGGGATTG